TATCTGGCCGGCGCCGACAAGTCTGTTCAGGTTAAAGCTCAGTTCGTGACCATCTACGGCGTGGAATGGGACTGGACCAGCAGCGGCCCCACCAAGGGTAAGCGCACCGACGGAGCGGCGGGCTTTGGGGACCCCAACCCGGCGGTGAACAACGGCTCCGGCTCCTCGCCCTTTGACAACTTGTACCCGTGGAAGGACATGACCAAGGTCACCCGGACGGGCGGCGTGATGGTGAAGGAACCCAAGTATTGGTACAAGTGGAGCAAGAGCGGTAAGAAACTGAAGCTTCAGATCGCAGACGGCCCCGTGGAAGGGTTCCATGTTGACCCGGTGAATATGGACCGTGGGGACGGTCTGGGCGAGCTGGACCTCTCCTACATCGCCCGGTATCACTGCGCAAATGGCACCTACAAGTCGGAGACCAACAAGGCCCAGCAGGTGAGCATCACTCGGAGCACGGCACGAACCCAGATCCACAACCTGGGGGCCAACATCTGGCAGCTGGACTTTGCCCAGATGTGGTATGTAAACATGCTGTTCCTGGTGGAGTTCGCGGATTGGAACGGCGAGCGGATCGGCCGGGGCTGCTCGGCCAGCAATTCCAAGGAGAACAACGGGCGTACGGACGCCATGCAGTACCACACCGGTACTACGGCGGCCAATCGGGATACTTACGGTTTCACACAGTACCGGAACATCGAGGGCTGGTGGGACAATGTGTACGACTGGATGGACGGCTGCTATTACAATGGCAACGGCCTGAACGTCATCAAGAATCCCAATCAGTTCAGCGACAGTGCCAACGGCGTGCTTGTCGGTAAGCCGGTTGCTGGTTACCCGAAGGACTTCGCCATCCCGACCCAAAGCGGGCTGGAGTGGGCGCTGTATCCCTCTGAGGCTGGCGGCAGTACCACCACATATGTCCCGGATGACTGGGTTTTCTACGGTAGTAGCCCGTGCCTGTACCACGGCGGTAATTATAACCAGAGCCAGAATCACGGGCCGTTCTGCGTGAACTACTACAGTGCGTCGTACGCGAGCTCCAACATCGGCTGTCGCCTCCAGGAACGCCCGCCGAAGGCGGCGTGACCATTCCCCTGGGGAGGAGGGGGTTTGGGGTGAGGGGACCGCAGTCCCTTCCCCCAAGCTCCGGCCTTCCACGCATTTCAAAATGGAGCGGAAGGGCTCCTTTTCACCTTAATAAGAACAACATTTGAAACCGCTCTTCTTTGGTAAGAGGAGAGCGCGGGGTCGACTTTGCAGCAGACGATGTCCCGGATAACTGGAATTTCAACGGTAGTAACCCGTGCCTGCACCACGGCGGTAACTATAACCAGAACCAGAATCACGGGCCGTTCTACGTGAACTACAACAGTGCGTCGAACACGAACTCCAACATCGGCTGTCGCCTTCTTGAAGCAGACGCAGGCCATTGGGCCTGTCGGGTATGGCTGAACCTCCTATCGGTAGTCAGGGTTCCTCACCCTTTCTATTACGCAGAGTTGACCGCGCAGCACTTGCTGACGATGAGCCGTCAGGACACAGCCTGGTACACTTCGGGCCGGGTTTCGCCCCGGAACCACCCGCGGCGATGGAACGGCTGTGAGGCTACAAGGAGGATATTATCCCTGATGAAACGAGTGAGAGTTTACCAACAAATCCTTTCGGAAGACAATCTGCGCCTGGCCATCCGGGAAGTCAACCGGGGACACCGGCGCAACGGCGACCACAGTTTGAATAAGAAAGTCCTGGAAATCGAGGCGCATGTGGATGAATATGTGGTGAAACTCCGCAAGTTCATCGAGGACCTGGTGACCGGGGATGAGCACATGCACAAACCGCTGCAACGGCGGAAATGGGACCGGAACGCGGACAGCGGCAAGGGGAAATGGCGAGAGATCAACGAACCGCTGCTATGGCCGGACCAGTATGTCCACCATGCGGTGGTGCAGCCCATGATCCCGCACATCAAGCGGAGCATGGACAAGTATTGCATCGCAAGCGTACCCGGGCGGGGCAACTCCTACGGCGTGAAGGCGCTGAAGAACTGGATGAAGAACGATCCGCTGGGCACCCAATACTGCGTGGAGTGTGATATTCACCACTGCTTTGTGGAGGTAGACCCGCCCTATGTCATCAATGCACTGAAACGGCTGTTCAAAGACCGGGAAACCCTTTGGCTCTGCGACGCCCTGATGGAGTATGGCGTGCTGATCGGCGCGTTCTTCTCCTCCTGGTTCCTGCATCTGCTGCTCCAACCTCTGGACCTGATAGTCCACCAAAAGCAATATGGCGTGAGCCACTACCTGCGGCAGATGGACAACTTCACCATCTTCGGCTCCAACAAACGGAAGCTGAGAAAGCTGCTTGCCGACATCAAGGCGTGGCTGGGCGAGATCGGGATGAAGCTGAAGGACAACTGGCAGATCTTCCGGGTGGGCTTTACACCGAGGGTGGAAAAGGCCCATGAGGGATTATCAGAGAAGAAACAGCGGCACCGCCGGCCGAGACTTCCGTCGGCGCTGGGCTACCGTTTCGGGCATGGATACACGATCCTCCGAAAGCACAATTTGTTCCGACTTAAGCAAGCGCTGCACATCTATTACTACCGAAGGGATCGGAACCGGCTCATCTCATTCAAGAGAGCGTCCGGACTGATCTCAAGACTGGGGCAACTTCGCAAGTGCAACAGTCAGCGGATATTGAAGCGGTATTACCAACCGAAGACAATGTTCGACCTGAAGAAAGTCGTCCGAAGGGAATGCAGGCGACTTCAAAAATTATATCCGCCCTACAAGGCGGCGTGAAAGGAGTGGCAGTATGAAAGTACAGGGAATGGTTGATCCCGGCAGTTTCACCGTGGAACAGATCCCGGGAACCAAGCGGAGCCTTGTGCGGCTTTTCCAGAATGTGACGCCTGTCCAGACGGAGGACTTCACCGGGTATGAGTACGACGAGTACCATGTGGAGGTCGAAACCTGGGACGGCGTCGCGGCCAACGTACAGGCGAACTACGACGAGTTCCTGAAGAAAGGCATGGACAATGAGATCGACCGGAGCAACAGCGCGCTGTATCGGGCACAGGTGGACACCGACGCCATGAATGTGGACCAGGAATTTCGTCTGACCCTGCTGGAGCTGGGGCTGACGGATCTGGATATTTAAGACAAGGGAGGATCTTATCATGTTGTATCGGACTTTGAAGCGGATGATCGAGCGAGGCCAGACTGCCGGACTGGAGGAGAAGATTGATATTTTCTTCGCTGTGGGCAAGGTCACGGAGAGCGAATACCAGGAGCTGATCGGGATGCTGAATGCCGGCGGTACTACCGTCTGATTCCATCCGATTTATCCTTAGTGACAAAGGGGAAATCTAATGGATGAATTTCTGGAAGTTTTCGGAGACTTGAAAGTGGCCACAGTCATCACGGTGCTTGTGGCCATTTTCTTTATCTGGAAACTGTATAAAACGGCCCGTAAACAGCTGATCGAGAAGTACAAGAAGGAAGAAGCCAAAGAAAAGCAAGTGCAGGAGATCATCGACCAGGCGGCCAATTACCCCAAATGGCACCAGCAGAGTCTTGATATTCAGCAGAAGTTCTCTGATGCGATTGCAGCGATTGAGGCGTCCCAGAACAATAATCTGGAGCTCTTGAATCATCTCGGACGAATGCTTGCGGAAAACGAGGCCACCACCTGCCGGTATCGGATCTTGCGGTTCAATGACGAGATCCTGCACGACCAAAGGCACACCAAGGAGCACTTCGATCAAATTCTGGATGATGTGACCCGGTACGAAAAGTTCTGTAAGGATCACCCGGAATATGAGAACAACAAAGCCATTTTGGCCATCGAGAACATCAAGCGTGTCTACAAGAAATGCACGGATGAAGGCACTTTCTTGTGATGGGCAGAGATGCTGTTGTATTGTGCCCTTTGGTGAGCATTTGGCTTGGTCCATAAGCAGTCGTAAAGAGCGGAAAAAGGTGTAGGAGAGTCGATTATTACTTGACTACTCCTACACCTTGACCGTTTTGGCCTTGATATTGCTGGATTTTCAGTTTTTATTATAGAAACTCATTACACAATTACCCGCTTTTATGTGCGCTTAACTGCTGTTATATCAATGGTTTTGAGGACGGTTAAGGGCGGTTAAAAGCGGGTGAGTGTAGATAATTCATATATTATTTCTCTATCATTTCTATACTGGTATTCCTACACTATGGGGAGGCTGCCAAAGTATAGGAGTATGTGTGTAGGAATAGTATTAGGCCAGAAAGGAACCGCCCCCGGCTGCTGCGAACAGTCAAGGGCGGTTGTGTGTTGTCAGGCGAGTTCAATCACTTCGGGTTCGGGGACAAGCATCCCTTTTCTCAAGCCATGCTTTACGGCTTTCTTTGTTTGTTGGGCTGCGGCCGCGCCGTAAACCTTAACAAAACGCCACGCCTCAGCGGGATGAGCATCAGTATAAGCATCAGCTTGATCGATTGTCATGCGTCTGATTTCTTCATTGGTCAATCTGGCCATGGAAACACCTCCTTTCTGGTCTAATAGTGTTCCTCCACGCCAGTTTGTTTCTCCATGTATGAGGTGTCTCCTTTCGATTGAATAGCATACCACAAAATGTAGGGGTGCGCAAGCCTTACTCCTACTATTTTATTTTCTCGATTTCCTCCCGGAGCCAGGCGAACTCCCGACGGGTATAGACCTTCTCGGTGATGTCGGAGATCTTGTGGCCTACCATATATTTGATAGCATACTCGTCTACTCCATAGCGCTTGGCCATGGTGACAAAGTGGGTACGGCCGTCATGCGGGCGGTGATTGGGGTTCAGCTTCAGCTCGTCTCGGATACGCTCAAAGGCTTTCTGATACCGGGCATAGGTCAGCTTGAGGTTCTTTTTGTTCCGGTTATTGGGGTCAGTCCAGTTGAGCAGGTAGGGACTTCCAAGGGCCTCCGCCTCCTGATATTTTCGGAGCACCAGGTCTTGGATGCGGGAGTGGATTGGGACGACACGGTTTTCGCCGGCATCGGTTTTCATACCGCCCCGGAAGGTCCAATTCTCCAAGTCAACATCTTTCAGTTCCAGTAAACCAAGCTCCTGAGGGCGCCAACCAGAGTAGCATTGAATGAGCATAATGTCGATGCCCTGCTTGCTGCTGACATTTGCCCAAAGCAAGTCCATCTCTTCATCGGTGAAGGCGATGTGCTCCTTTTTCACCGACTGGATTTCTTTGACCGTCTCCTCGGTGAGATTGAAGGTACGGGAGTAATTCCGGTCTACCAATTCGTACTCCAAAGCATAGTCCAGCATCATGTTGAACAGGGATTTGATTTGGTTCTTCATGGTGGCGCTGGGGTGCTGCTCTTTGCCGCGGATGATGGCAACGCCTTCCTCCATGCAGCCTTTCACATGCCGGGCCCGAATGTCCATGACTCGCATCTTATAGACGCCGGAACAGTAGGCCCAGGCCGAGGTGGCAGATTTGGTGCTCTTCACCGTCTTCTCATATTCCGGGAGCCATTTATCGTAGAGCTCCTGCATGGTGATGGATGGCTCCAGGTCGTAGGGGTTCTTGTTATACTCCACCAGGGCGGCATAGGCATCGTTATAGGTGGCGAAGTAGGACTCCGGTTTGAGGGGTTTGCAGATGGGTTTTCCCTCTGGCGTCTTCCCTATCGTCACCATTGCCCGAAATGGGTTCCTTAAATTTCGATTTTTGATCTCGCTGATCTGACCAAAGCCGTTCGGCAACCGCCGGCGCTTGTTGGATTTGCGAGGTCTTTTTTGCTTTTCAGAGGGTTTCAGCGGATAGCCGCAATGGGGACAGGCATTCGCTTTGTCACTCACCGGCAGCTCGCACTCTGGGCATTGGGTCAGCATGGCGGTTCCTCCATTTCAGGCTTGTCGGGGTCATCATCGTCGCTCAACACTGTTTTTAATTTTTCTTCGAGTTCCTTATCTCGAAGCTCTCTGTGGGTTTTGATGCGCGCTGATATTTTGCGGGCAGCAAAGGTTCCGCCCGCGCCGATAGCCGCGCCTATAAGAAGGCCGACGCTGATCTGCCTGGGGAGTGCCTCCCGTGCGCCAACATTCTTTATGTCTTTTATCAGCGCAGATAAGTCTCCGCCCCTTTTCTGCAACATGAGTCGGGCCTTATTATAGTCGCCTAAATTTTCAATTCTTCCACTCATGGCAATTCTCCTTCCGCTGAAATTTCTGGCTCCTTTATGAAAGGGGTTGTTTCAATGAAACGTAGTAAACTGATATCGGTGTATATGGACGAAATCAATCATATTGCCGAGGAACATGGAGAGGCTTTGATGGCGTTGTATTCGGATGCGTTCCGTGAAGGGATGAAAACCGGAAGGCGTAATACACTTCTCTTTGTAGGCCTCGGCATTGTGGCTGCATCAATCGGATCATGCATCACATGGTTTACTTATCAGGAACACAAAGAGAAACGGACCTAAAGCGGAATCGGAGTCGCCAATACAGCGGCTCCTTTTCTTTTTTACCCCTTGCACCGCCCGTCCTAATCATATATGATAGTGTATGAATTGTCAAGTATATTCCTACACAATATTTTTTAATTTAGATTAGAGGGCGGCCTATGGTGATGCAGGACCAATCCACCTGCCCAAAGTGTGGCGGGGAACTGAAATACTATGACAGCGTGCCAAGGATTGTACGGACGAAGGGGCGGGAGACAACCAGAGTGCCCATGCGTCGGTTTCGGTGCGCCCACTGCGGGGCAGTTCATCGAGAGCTGCCGGAACTCCTGTTCCCCTACAAGCAGTATGAGGCAGAGGTCATCATCGGCGTACTGGAGGGGCTTATTACCTGTGAAACACTGGGGTTTGAAGACTTCCCCTGCGAGATGACCATGCTGCGGTGGCTTTCGCAGAAAGCACAGCTCCTTTTATGGAGGTATCCATAAGCGAAAGGAGTTTTGTAATCATGAAATTGATACCTGTTGACGCAATACCGAAGGTGAGCGGTTATCACAAGCTGCAAGACTTGATTGAGGAATTTGTAAATGGCGACGCTAAAATCGTAAAGGTGGATTTTGGTGAGGACGACTACAAATCCCCAACGGTCTGCCGGTCTTGTCTGTCTGCGGCCATCAAGCGGTCAAAGCGTTCGGTCAAGGTATGGAGACGTGGAAATGAAGTGTTTCTGAGCAAGGATATTTGACAAAGGATTGAGCCGCCTTTACAGCGGCTCTTTCTTTTGTTCCAGCTGTTATATTTCTAACTTAGATTAGACCGGCTTATCCTAAGTTAGAAATCAAAAGACTTGGAACCATTCGCAGATTTTGCAAATTCCTTTATGGAGAAGAAGATGGATAGATGCTGGTGAAAATCCAGCGGTGAGACACGAAGGCGTGCCGCCAAGTAATAACTTAATAAAAGATGGCACCCACCGGGCAACGGTTTTCGTTGGGCCGACCCTGAAGTCATTTCCTTCTCTTTTATTTTTCGCGATTCTGGCAGAGTCCTTTATGGAGGTGACGGTTGTGAAAACCAGGAAAATTCTGAGCACGATCGGAACATTCGCGATTGTGGGCGCGGTATCAACAGCGGGCGCTGCTCTGTGGACGAATGTTCTGGACAGGAAATTTCAAATGGTCAAAGTCAGACTGACACATCCGAAGTCAGACAAAATTATATTCGTCGACTTCAAGAAAGCAAAGAGGGATCTGGGCCGCTAACACAGCGGCTCTTCCCTTTCCGCACGAACAACATTGCCTATTATGGAGACCAAAAACTTTAGAGAGGTGACCAGTATGAACAAGCAGAAACGGACCGAGAAACCTATCACCTGGGGCGGATACCTCAAATTCTGCGGCGTATTTACGGTAATCAGCACAATCATTAGTGCTGTCTACTTCATCGCCCTGTTTGAACCGGCCTGGTGGATCGGGTTTCGGAAGACAGTGTCGAAGCTGTTCAATGGTTGGGCTCGTCGAAGGAGCCGTTTCTAAGAGAAAAGGGGTCGCTTTCCGGCGGCCTCTTTCTTTTTATTTCCACCGAGGTTGTTTTCACAAAAAGCAGTTCCTTACTTAGAATAGCCGTTGAAAGGAGGTAAACGCCAATGAATGAACAGGAGTTTCATCCCGGGTCTGTTCCTGTCGCCGTGGTCGCCCGTGTCTATGGAAAAGATGCGTCCTGGATCAGAGCTGGCATCGTATCCGGTTGGCTGCCAATCGGCAAGGCTACCCGCAACGGCAATTTGGTGACCAGCATCGAGGAGATGGATTCCCGGTACGGACGAATCAACTTCTACATCTCCCCAAAGCGGCTGTACGAGGAGACCGGATACTTTTGGAGAGGAGAGCGACGATGATGGCCAATGATATTCGCCCGGAGGTTTCGCAGAAGAACCCGTACTGGATCGGCAAGCACCGCTACTATGAGCTGAAGCACTTCTGCCTGCAATACCCGATCTGGAAGAAGGCTTACCTGTCTTTGGACGCTCTGAGCAAGCGGCCGGCTGACCTTCAGGTCTTTATCAAGAGCGGGCAGATGAAGGGGGACCCAACGGAGCGCTGCGCCCAGTCCAGGCTCTTCTTCGCGGACCGCATGGAGATGGTGGAGCAGGCGGCCATTGGTGCGGACCCTGACCTCTACCAATATCTGATACGGGGCGTGACCGAGGGGCTCTCCTATGACGCGCTGAAGATGAAGTATGATATTCCGTGTTGCCGGGACGTCTACTACGCCGCGTACAGACGGTTCTTCTGGCTGCTGAGCAAAAGGAGGGATTGACTTTGAGAGTTGTGGATGTGGCGGTGCGGCAATGCTACCGGTTCAACTGTCCGAACTGCGGGAGCAAGCTGGAGGCCGACTGCGACGAGTTGGTAGATATCGGCGGGAAGACGAGTCAGTTTTGGTGCCCTGTTTGCCGGAAGGAGCGGTATGTTCCCTGGAGTGCGCTCAGGAAACGGACGGTGTATGAAGACAAGTCCGCAGAATAGACAAGGTGCTTTATGGAGGTGATACCATGAGCACTGTTTTGAAACAATTAGAGCATGTCTGCCCGGAGGAAACCGAATACATAGAGTTGGCGAGGTTTATCGTTGAGCATTATAACGGAAAACATCCCGGAGCTGTGATTCACGGTCTGTATTGGGGCGGAATCACGAGCCTGGAGGATCTTCGTAATGCGGATTTGGAGAAACTTCGCGGCTGTCGAAGATTCGGAGAGAAACGAATGGCAGAGATCATCAGGATGCAAAACATTCTCAAGACCTAAATGGATTGAGCCTGCGGAAACGCGGGCTCTTTTCTTTTATATTTTACGCAGAAACAGCAGTGACTTTTATGGAGGTGATAGCATTATGACTTACAAACAAATCGAGGCAAGCCGAGAGCTGCGGCTTTGGATTGGACAGGTGATCGTGCCCGCCGTCACGATGGCGGTTGCGCTCGCATCCATTCCGGAGGTCAGGAATACGGCGTCAAGAAAGTTGGGAGAGCTGAAACTGAAAATCAAATCCAGGAGCAAGGGCTGAGCAGGCCCTTTGCTTTTATATTTTCCATACGCAGCCGACCGGAAATCGTGTTACAGTTATACCCTGAAAAATTCCCGGGTGGGAGATTCCGAAAAACAGTTCAAGGAGGTCATTGTTTTGGAGATCGTGATCGTCGCCATTGGCGCTATGATAATCGGTGTTGCGATAGGTTTCAGTATTGGAAAGGCCAAGTATTATCAGTGGCCCATCGGTGATCTGAGGGTTGATCAGTCCGATCCGGACAGTCCCCCTCAGTTATTTTTGGAATTGGACAAGGACGTACCTGCGGTGATGACGAAGAAGTATGTTGCCTTCCGGGTCAAGGTAGAGGACTTCATCCCGCACGAATAACACCGGCTATTATGGAGCCAACTTAAATTTTGAAAGGAGAAAAAGCACATGGCAGAGATCAAAACTTTGTTGGACGATGTGATCGAAACGGAGATCTCGAATTTGAAGACCTTGCCCATCGAGGACGAACGGAGAGGCGACGCGATTCGGGATCTGGTGTCGTTGCATAAGCTCCGCATCGAGGAGATCAAGGCTCAGGCTGACGTGGAGGAGAAATCCGAACGGCGGGAAATGGACAGCAGGCAGCGCAAGGAGGAGCTTGCCGCCAAGAATGCTGACCGGGCCCGTGAGGAGGTGGCTCAGGCGCGTCAACTCCGGGAGCAGAAGATCGACCGGTATGTGCGGACAGGTGTTGCGGCCGCGGAATTGATATTGCCGTTGGTGTTCTACGGAATCTGGATGAAACGGGGATTCAAATTTGAGGAATCCGGCGTATACTCGTCCACAACATTCAGGAATCTGTTCAGCCGCTTTAAGCCGGCAAAGTAACGGAGAGGCTCAAAAAAAATGAAGAGGCCGTGCAGGCAGCACAGTCTCTTCGTTTTATCCGCACATTCGGCAAGGCGTTTTATGGAGGTGGATAAGCGTGAAAAAATCAAATGTTGAGAAACAGTTGACTTTATTCCTGGGCTACATCAAAAGGCAAGGAGCTACGGAGAAAGAATTGCAAACTGTTGTTGACACCATTGGACTTTTACGAAAATATTTACCATTCTACAAGCATCAGAAGGGGTCCTAATCGGGCCCTTTCTTTTTTTTCAGTCTGGGTCCCATCCGGAGCCCATATCTTCGATTTGGTCTTCGCCGCTTCCGTAATCTGGGCTCATTTCGACAATGGCGCAACTGGCGCATACTTCTTCATCGGGGAAATAGTCGCTGTAAGTGCCAGGGCCATACATGCGTCCGATTTTGCGTTTCACACTCCCAGGGTCAAATTCTGCTCCGCACATTGAGCAAATCTTCATAGATTCCACCCTCCTTATATTTACCAAATCATAGCATACCGGCGCCAAATTTACAAGGCGCTTTATGAGGAAGAGAGCGCTCTTTACCTCAAAATAGCCGGAGCCGAAAGGCATCGGACTACTTAGGAGGTAATGCAAATGCGTAAGAAGGGCAAAAAGGCCATTATTCCGGAGGGAGCCGAACTGATGGACTACCTGAACCGGGGGTTCGCGATCTGCAACAAATGTGGAGCAGTGATGGACCGGAGAGAAGATCCAAGAGGCGGTTGTGATATTTACGTCTGCCCGTCCTGTGGATGGGAAATTGATGAAATGGAGTACGAGTATGAAAGCAGAGATCCGATGGAGCTCGTACAAGACGAAAGAGGCGACGACTACCTGATCTTCAGGGACGATATGCCGCCCGCCGGTTGCAGAGCCTGCGGAGGACCTTACCCCTATTGCAAGGCGTCGTGCAAAATGTTCGACGACTGAGCATTATCAACGCGGAGGAGAAGTCCTGTAACAGGGGCTTTTCCTCTTTATGTTTGGAGGCAAGCATGCGCTACCATTTCGAGAAACCGCCGATTTATCTGTCTATGTATGGACAGTGTTATATTTGCGACCACCCGGTCTACAACTCCTGCACCCTGTTCCTGGAGGAATCGCGGGGCTTGGCAGTTATTCAGCAGCGATTCGACCCGGGGACAAAAGCCACTTATTGGACAGAGATAGACGATTGGCTCACCGATCCATTATATTTACACCCTGGATTCCGGGCGTTCTTTGACAGCAGGGCGGCAGAGGGTACGGACGGCCTCTATCCCACTGTGACCATCCGGCAGATCATGTGGGCGCTGAAGATGAAACCCATCCCCAAACATCCATGGGAGACGGTCTTTGACCATTCGCCGATTTGACAACTTCCTTTATGGAAAACCAACTAATTTTTGAAGGGAGTTGCGGTTTATGGAGACATTAAAGAATAAACTGTGCGCGATTGGATTGTTGGCCTGCGGGAGCGTACCGGCTCTTGTGGTAAACGATGCGACGGCGCTGGTGGTCATCGGAATGATTGCCGTTCCGCTGTTCTTTGCAAAGGAGAATTGGGTTTACTGAGGGATTGGGCCCAGACAAGGGCTCTTTCCTTTTATATTTGCGCTCATTTCGCAGGTTCTATTACGGAGAACGATGCTCATGAAAGGAGATAAAGGGGCATGGACGAAATGAGACTTGAATCAAAATTTACGACTATGATCGCATCGAAGTTTGCCAAAAAGATGGTTCGCGACAAGTTGGGATATGATGTTGACATCAGGCTCAACCGGCTGCGGACGACCGTGATGGAGGACAAGATGCATGTGGAACTGAATGTGGATTTGGAACTCACGAAGGAAGAACTCGACAGATTACTGAAGAGTATCGGGCTCTGAGGCGAAGGCCCCGAACAGGGGCTTTTGTCTTTCTTCCGCAGAATTTGCAATTCCTATTATGGAGAGGAAGTTAGCTCAGTGGTAGAGCGCCGGACAAACCCGTCCGGAGGTCATCGGTTCGAGTCCGATACATCCTCTCTAAAAATTTTTTTGAAAAAGGAGAATACGTATGGAAGTCAAAATCGTAGGCAGTATCCAATTCAAGAACCACACCCTGCCGGTGTATGGGGATTTGGACGAACCCTTGTTCAAGGCGACGGATGTGGCAGATCTGCTGGAGTACGGAAGCAACAATGTCTGGAACCTGACCAGCATTTGTGAAGAGGACGAAAAGGTGGTACTCCCGACCGTGGTAGCGGGTCAGCGCCGGAAGGTCACATTTATCACGGAAACCGGCCTTTACAATGTGCTCGCTCAGAGCCGGAAAACGCTTGCCCGGGCGTGGCGGCGCGTCATTCACGAGGAGTTGATCGCGCTGCGGAGGGTCCGCGGGAAGAACATCTCGGAGCAGTTTGAGGACTGGGATCATCAGGCAGACACGATTTATTTCGACGAGGCGACCGGTATGCTCATGCGCTCTGTCACCGTTCCAGGCGGCGACGTGGAGCAGGTCCCCTTTAAGTTTTGATGCCTATGAAACCGGAAATTGGATACCCCGATGTCGTCATGGGCTCCTTCATCGAAGACCTGATTGGTGACATCGAGTACAACATGGGGTTCGTCCCTGTGAACGACCAATATTTCGAGGAACTTAGCGTCCAGAAGTTCACGCTGGAACAGCTGCTCCAGGAGATCGACAGGCATGAAGGAGACTCTCCAACTGCTATCGTAGCAAAGTTTGTGGAGAGGATGGCTGTGTCGGCAAAAGAAACGGATGATCCAAACTTTATCTTTTCCATATCCAGAGATGCAGCGCAATCCATTCTGGACGGATTATATTTCGGAGATTGAAAGGAGAAAACACCGTGACTAAGACCTATCTTGATGTTCTGACCAAAAGAGGTATCGACCTGTTTCTGACCGAGGATAAGTTCGAGGAACTGAGGAAGTTTAACCCCAAAACTGAGTATGCGATCCCCGGCCTTATGACGCCGGTATTCCGCTCTCCCAAACAGCATCAAATCGAGGTGGGGAAGAATTCCAATTTGATTGCCGACATGTGCTGGTATGGGGCTACCGAGGCGGAATTGATGCGGGCGATCAAGCATGGCATGGTAATCCTTGATGCGGATAAGCACCATCTGGATTGGCGGAAGTCTGCTGAGGACTTTGGAATTCAGGAACTCTACCAGAAATACCGCCGGTTTAACCGGAAGCCTAAGTTGACCGAACGTGAAAAACTGGTCATCACAGCCTATACCGGATATGTTCTGGAGGGGACGGCCGGAAAGGTCGTCGATTTTGTGGAAGAGGTGCTGGGGCACTCCATCCAGACGGCGGAGCCGCCGAAGGTTCCTGTAATTCTGGAGGTACACAATGCTCTGCGGGGTGAGTTCTGCGAGATCTGCCGGAAACACCATATCTTCAATTATATTTAAGGAGGGTACGGACGTGAAGACAAAACCCGCCCTGCTTAAAAGGGCCGGAAAGGCGTTCAAGAAAGCGACGCCGACGATATTAACCTGCATCAGTGCGGCCGGCGTGGTGGTTACAGTGGTTCTGGCAGTTAAGGCCACCCCCAAGGCCCTCAAGTGCATCGAGAAGGAAAAAGCGGTCAAAAACGCTGAAAATAGCGAAAATTTGACCCGAATGGAGACGATAGCAGCTTGCTGGCGATGCTATATCCCTGCGGCGGTCACGGGGATCGCTACAATCGGGTGTATTTTCGGTGCAAATACCCTAAATCGGCGTCAACAGGCCTCTTTGGTCAGCGCCTATGCTCTGGCAAGCCGCTCCTTCAACAGCTACAAACAGAAGGTGAGAGAGCTCTACGGCGAAGAGGCCCACAAGAAAGTGATGGCGTCTTTGGCCGCGGAGAAGAGCACCAAACCGACAATCTCCGCAGGTTCCCTCACTCAAATGACCTCGGTGGGGTTCGAGGATGCCAATGAGGAGGAGCGCCTGTTCTACGACGCCATTTCCGACCGATATTTTCAGGCAACTATCAGTCAGGTCTTACAGGCCGAATACCACCTCAACCGGAACTTCGCTCTTAGCGGCGGGTTCATCACTCTGAACCAGTTCTACGAGTTTCTGGGCGTTTCTAAGGTGCGGGGTGGAGATGAAGTGGGCTGGATGATTTCGGATAGTCTCTACTGGGTGGATTTCGACCATCAGAAGACTGTGGTGGACGACGGGCTGAATGGCGAGGTGGAGTGCTACATTATTGATGCGCCGTTCCCGCCGGTCAGCGAGGAAGAATGGGAGGACATGGAGATTTGACCAGTCCGCAGAAATAGCATGTCCTATTATGGAGAACCATGAAAATAGGAGGTTTGAGTTTATGAACCAGAAAACGATATTTAAGGTCCTGTCCCTGGTTGGGATGGCTCTTGGTGGGATTGGCACGCTGCTGTCCGCCTGGGCCGACAATAAGGAGCAGGACGCGGTCATCGAAGAGAAAGTGAATGAAGCGCTTGCCGCCCGTGAGCATGGAACAACTGAAAGCGAGGAGCCCTGACTGGGGCTCTTTGCTTTTGCAGGAGCCGCTGTCCATGAATGAACGGGCCATTCTATTTCTCATGTCGGTTTTGAACGGGTTTGAGGAATCGCCAAGGTCTGACTGGCCCCAGCATGAGGCTGAGGAAGTCACGTTCTCCAGATGGGCTTTGGAGGAGCTGCTGCAAGATGTCTGGGACCACCCGTGGACGCTGGCATCGGAAACTTTGGAGAAGTTTGCATCAAAAATGGAGTTTTTCTCCGAAACCTGCAACACGGATGCCCAGCACCGGATCTTCAAGATCGCGGCCGAAACCGTATGGGAATTTCTCGATGACATCAAAGCGATCGAGCGCTGAACACAATTATATTTATGAGAGGAGAAGGCGTTGTGAACAAACAGGTTATCACAAACACGCTGAAATCGCTGCAAAAGACCATGCGTAAGCACAGTCCGGCCATTTTGACCGGCATCGGCATCGCGGGCATGGTGGCTACCACTGTTATGGCGGTGCGGGCTACCCCCAAGGCTCTCCGAATGGTGGATGACAAGGAAATTGAGGATGGAAAGCGTCTGACCACCTCTGAGATCATCAAGACCACCTGGAAATGTTATATTCCGGCCGCCGTCACCGGCGTATGCTCTGCTGCCTGTATCATTGGGGCAAGCTCTATCAGTGCACGGCGGAATGCGGCTCTGGTCACGGCCTACACCATTTCTGAGACTGCTCTGAAGGAGTATAAGGATAAGGCGGTGGAGGTCGTCGGGCCGAAGAAGGAGCAGGCCATTCGGGACGCCGTAGCCAAGGAACAGCTAGAGAAGGCCAATGTGACGGAGCGGAAATTCGTCGCCACCGGTCGGGGTGAAACCCCCTGCTTTGACCCGCTGACCAATACCTGTTTCAAATCGGATATTGAGACGCTGCGAAAAGCAGAGAATGTCTTGAACAAGCGGATGCGAGACGAAGTAAAGGTCACGGTCAATGAATTTTTGGAAGAAATTGGCCTTGACCCCTGCGATGAATCCATTGGGGAGAACCTTGGATGGGACATTGACAAGGGGTGGATCGACCTGGACTTCAGTTCTCAGCTGGTAGACGGCGTCCCCTATCTGGTCGTCGGCCATCATAACCCGCCCCGATACATCGGCTGGGGCTAATCCGCAAAAATTGCATCTCCTATTATGGAGAACCATCTATGGAAAATTATATTTACAAGGAGGACTTTACGATGGAAGACATGAACGCAAGAGTGATGGAGAACGAGGAACTCGACGAAGTCACTGAGGTCGATGAGGCTGTGGAGAGCGGAAACGCTGGTGCGCTGGTGGCTGGAGTCGTCGGAGGTTTCCTGGCCTACGCCATGATCGGCGGGGTGAAGAAACTCTGGGGATTCGTCGGCACCAAGCTGGCCGAGCGGAAGGCTGCGGAAAAAGCCAAGACCGAAGTGGTGGACGCGGAGTACACCGAAGTCGTTGCGGAGGATTCCGACGAGGAAGATTCTGAGAAGTAATCGAGCAAGAGGTTCGCCGAAGGGAGAGTACCTGTAACAAGGTGCTTTCCCTTTTTGCTTTTGGAAAGGAGAAAAACGTGAACGGTTTTCTGAAAAACGGCTTGCTGGTGGTGGGCGGTGTTGTTCTGGGAAGTATGATGACCCAGAAAGCGATCATCGACACTCTGCACAGCAAGGATATTTCCATACGGCAGAATCAGCGCGAGTGTCAGGATGTTCTGTTCGAGACCAGAGGAGACGTTGAAAAGATACTTGAGACCTTGAACTATTGCATCTCGAAATACGGTTGCGTGACGCTGGCTGATTTCTATGATCTGGCCGGAGTGCAGGCTCTTTATGAGGACTGCAAATTCGGGTGGACGACGCTCAATGGCGTAAAAGTTGTTCGTAAGCGGGATGGATATACCATCAAGTTCCCGAGAGCCATGCCCATGTGACTTAACAAGGAGGATAGACAATGGGAGAATACCCCAATAATTCCCACAGCGCAAGGGAAAAATCGGACGCCGCTGCTGCCGCTAAGACTGAAAAGAAACTGGATAAGGTGGTCACCGGGGCGGCGAGAACCAAAAAGAAGAGCGAGGCACGACGGTTTCTCAACATCTTTGTGCCAGATGATGCAGAGAACGTCAAGAGCTCCATTCTGGGTGACGTGATTGTCCCCGGCGTCAAAGCGGCCATCGCTGATGTGATCAGCATCGTCCTGTTCGGGGACACGGGCCGCATCGGCGGACGGAAAAGCGGCGGTTCCCGCATCGCCTATCAGAAGTATTATGACGACAGGCGGGATGACCGGAGAGAATACGGACGTCCCAGGGCGGCGGTCGCATACGACTATGACGACATTATATTTGAAACCCGGGGAGATGCCGACCTGGTTCTGGATCAGCTGGAGTCGGCCATCGCCAAGTATGATGTGGCCTCGGTGGCGGATCTCTACGACCTGGCCGGTGTCACCTGCCGGAATTATACGGCGAACCGCTATGGTTGGACGGATATTCAGGCGGCTAAGGTGGTACGGACGTCAGAAGGCTATGTGATCCGGCTTCCAAGGGCGGTTCAAATCAATTAAGGAGGCGTGAACCATGTGCGGATACACGGTTTCCTGTGGATACAAGGGTATGGTCAACGGCAAGTGGATGCTGTTCGCCACAGATGCCGAGTACCACGAGTATATGAGGGAGATGGAAGAGGAATGAAACGAGCGGATATTTTGCACACTGCGGAGAAGTGTGTCTGCGGTCAGCGGGAGCAGGACTACGGCTCTCCGGAAAATAACTTTCAGACTATCGCCGACTTCTGGTCGGTCTACAAAGGCGTCAAGTTCTCGGCCAGTGACGTAGCTATGATGATGGCGCTGCTGAAGATCACCCGCATCAAGTCTGGCGGCGGAACGGAAGACTCCTTTGTGGATTTGGCGGGGTATGCGGCCTGTGGTGGAGAGCTTGTCACGGAGGTCCCCACTAAGTGCGCCCAAACGGCTTGCACTTCCGCGTATGGTAATATTCCGGACTCCTCATGGGCGGGCTAAGGAGGCTGTTATGAAACTGAACACCGATTCCTTCGTAGGCGTCGGCATCTGTATCCTGGGATTGCTGGGTGTTGGCTATGCCATTGGCGTCCACTCCAAGATGAAGACAGTCTGCGAAAAGCTGGACACCAGCATTGACCGTCTGGCGAATGATACCGAGGTGGATATTCCGGCCAAGGTCATCGATCAGGCGGTGCAGCGTGCGGTAGACCGGGAGTCCTATTCCGCGGTAAAGCGGGCTACGGACGAGGTCATGGATGACGTCAAGCGGGAGATCGAATCCCGGGTCGGCGCCGCCGTGAAGGAGCACTATGACGCGATTTCAGATGGCGTCACTGACCAGATCGCGAAAAACGTGGCCAAAATTGACGAAAGCCGCCTCAGGAAAGAGGTCGTGCAGAAGGCCAAGGAGCAGATCGCCGAGAAGTTTGACGATAAGCTCGATGATATTTTGGAGGAGTTCAACGGAAACCTCCAAAACGTCGGAAAAATCTACAAATCCATTGCAAAATCATTCTCTAAGGAGGACATTTGATCATGAAGAAGAACGAACTTGTCAAGTCTGTGAACCTGACTTTTAACCGGATCGGTTTCCAGCTCCAGAAGAAGAGCCCGGAGATTTTGGTCGTCGCCGGCGTGGTCGGCGTGGTAGTGAGCGCCGTCATGGCCTGTACGGCCACCCCCAAGGCTCTGAAGGTCGCAGAAAAGACCAGCGAGGACATTGACCGCATTCAGAATGCCGAAGAGTCCGGCGTGACTCAGGCGGGTGAGACCTATACCCAGGAGGACGCCCGCAACGACCGTATCCAGGTCTACTCCCATACCGGGTTCCAGTATGTAAAGCTGTATGCCCCTGCCATTCTGCTGGGCGCGGCCTCTATCACCTGCATCCTCACCAGTCACAAGATCCTGAGAAAGCGCAATATGGCGCTGGCGGCAGCCTATGCGACGCTGGACCAGTCCTTCAAGGATTATCGCGGCCGGGTGCTGGAGCGCTTTGGTGAGCAGGTGGAGAAGGAACTCCGGTACAACATCAAAGCCAAGGAAATCGAGACCACCGTGGTAGACGAGAACGGCAAGGAGAAGAAGGTCAAGGAGACCGTGGATGTGGCGGATGAAGGTTGGGACCCGTCCAAGTACAGCCCTTATGCCCGCGTCTTCGACGAGGGACACTCTGCTTACATGAAGGACGCCGAGCAGAACAAGTTCTATCTGCTGGCCCGGCAGGCCCAGGCAAACGACCGGCTCAAGTCCCGCGGCCACCTGTTCCTCAATGAAGTCTACGAAATGCTGGGGTTCCCGCTGACAAAGGCCGGCGCCGTTGTCGGCTGGATCTATGACCCCAAGGAGCCCATGGGAGACAACTTTGTGGACTTTGGCATCTACGAGGTGTGCCGCGAAAAGGCCATGGACTTCGCGAATGGGTATGAGCGCTCCTTCATTCTGGACTTCAACGTGGTGGGCGACATTACCGACGCCCTGGCTACCCACCAGACCCTGTGAGGGCTGAGCCATGAAGAAACTGATATTTGCAATATTGGTCGCGGCGATGGCGCTGACCGGCATGGCCTTCTCCAGTGAGGAGCCGGTCTCCGCCGCGGAACCGCAGGGTACATACGAGGCTGTGGCCGTCAACAGCGTCAAACCTGTCCAGGAGACTGATATTTTGGAATCTATTTCTGTCAAGAAGGCCGTCGCTGCGGAGCCGATGGTGGAAAAGGAAGTCGTCGTGGAGCAGGAACCTGAGGAAGCACCAGCGCCTTCGGTGACGCAGGAGGAGATCGAACTGATTGCCCTCTGTGTCATGGCGGAGGCTGAGGGAGAGTGTGAGTATGGTCAGCGCCTGGTCATTGATGTTATTTTGAACCGGGTGGATGACCCTCACTTTCCAGACACGATTTGCGATGTGATTTATCAAAAGAACCAGTTTGCCGGCATGTATGGTGACCGCATCACCCGTTGTTATGTGAAGGACGAGCTGGTGCAGCTGGTTCGGGAAGAGTTGGAGAACCGTACAGATTACGACGTGGTCTTCTTCCGCACCGGCCACTACCATTCCTATGGCGTCCCGAAGTTCCAGGTCGGGGCGCATTATTTTTCCAGTTATGATTAAAGGAGGCGCACATTATGAAGAACTGTCTCAAAACCTTGCTGTCCTACGCCCTGGCGACCGTGTCAGGGCTCTGCCTGGTTGGCGGCGTCACCATTCTTTCGTCCGGGAGGCAGTGAGCATGGAGAGATTTGCAAATCTGGTGTCCATGCTGGACTACGCGGTCAACACAAGAAGGAAACGCCACATTACCGGAGGGCTCCTGATCAGCGCAGCACTGCTGTTCGGGGGCCTTGCCATTACGGTGATGAGCGTTCGGGACGAGGAGGATGACTACAATGAGTAAACTTGGAACTGCCCTGGCGTTTCTCGCCGGGGTCGCTGTTGGTGGAGTTGCAGCCTTCACCGTGCTCCAAAAGCGGTATGACGACGCGGTGGAAAATGATATTTTCTCCATCAAGGAAGCGTTCCACAAGCGGGAGCAGAAGTTGATGAACGAGATCGCCGACCTCAAGGAGAACAAGCGCCTCCATGAGGTTGCGGATGATACCGCTGAAACAGAGACGCCCCAGACTATTGTAGCGTCGGGTAAGCATCAGGAAAAAGGCGATCTGAATGACTATGCCAAGATGGTCAATCGGACGCAGTATTCCAGGACTTCGGTGCCCCAACCGCCTGAGCATGAGGTGGAGGCGCCTTATGTCATCTCCCCGGAGGAGTTTGGAGAGATGGATGGGTACACCCAGATCAGCCTGACCTATTTTGACGACGGCATCCTGTCCGACGAGAATGGCGTCATCATTGACGAGCCGGAGGAGATCGTCGGCGACGCATTGAACCACTTCGGAGAGTATGAAGAGGACTCCGTCTTTGTCCGAAGTGACCCCAAGCGGTGTGACTATGAGATCCTAAGAGATCTTCGCAGTTACGCAGAGTTCCGCAGTACCCTTCCTCCGAAGATTTGAAAGGGAGGTCTGACATTTGACCCGGGATGAACTGATTGACCAGTATTTTGACTGGATGTATCAGCTCGTGGTCGATGACCGATATTCTAACAAGTCCTATCGTAAGCTGTTTAGCCGGCTGTACGATACGGAATTTACCTATACGATTCCGATGGACGGCAACCGGGCCGAAGACGGCATCGACCTTAGATATCGGTTCGGTCGCGAGCACTTATATTCTGATGCCATGGTTGCGTCCTATCTGGACGACCGGCCGTGCAGTATTTTGGAGATGATGATCGCCCTCTCCATTCGGTGTGAGGAGCACATTATGGATGACCCCGATGTGGGCGACCGGACCGGACAGTGGTTCTGGAGCATGCTGGTGAGCCTTGGGCTCGGCGGTATGGAGGACCGGAAATTCGACAGATATTTTGTCGACGAAACCCTGGAACGGTTCTTGGACCGAGGGTACGAACGCAATGGCGAGGGCGGTCTCTTCACCGTCAACAACGGCCGTGACATGCGGCGCACGGAGATTTGGTATCAGATGAACTACTACCTCAGCGAAATCATTAAAGAAGGGAGCATTTGAGATGGGCAAGAAAGGGCAATTTGTTCCGGTGAGCACCCTGGGTGACTTGACGGAGCTGCTGAATCACAACTGCCGTGTCCTGGAGAAGCGGCTGACCAAGCTGACACGGAGGAACCGCAGCATCGCCGTGCTCGCCATCGCCGCCTTTGGCTATGCGGTATGGGCGGAGATGGAGCGGCGGAAACAGGAGGAAGAGGTCTATCAGCTTTCCGTCAGGGTGAAAAAGCTGGAGTATGGTGAAGGAGAGTAATCGGCCCAATGCTGGACTTCTTGATGATTTCTACGCGCAGCGGAAAACGCGGTGTCATCGAGATCTATCCCAAGTTTATCATCAAGAAAGGTAACGACCTCATGATCAGAGGCGGCGACTTCTATGCAATATGGATTGACGAACGGGGAATATGGTCGACTGATGAACAGGACGCGGTCGACTTGATCGACCGTGAACTGGACCAATACGCAGAAGAGAACCGCAAGCGCTTTGACGGTACTGTTCGCGTCCTGCATATGTGGGACGCGGAGACTGGTATGATCGACACCTGGCACAAGTATTGCCAGAAACAGATGAAAGACCAGTTCCACATGCTTGACGAAAAACTGATATTTTCCAACACAAAAGCGGGAAAGCGCGATTATGCCAGCAAGTCCCTGCCCTATCCTCTGGAACCTGGGGATACTCCGGCGTGGGACAAGCTGGTGTCCACATTATATTCTCCCGAGGAGCGCCACAAAATCGAGTGGAGCATCGGGGCCATCGTTTCCGGGGAGTCCAAGCGGATTCAAAAATTCCTGGTGTTCTACGGTGCGGTGGGAACGGGAAAGAGCACGATCATCAATGTGATCCAGCAGCTTTTCGAGGGCTACTACACCAGTTTCAATGCCAAGGATTTGGGTTCCTCCAGCAACGCTTTCGCTTTGGAGGCATTCCGGTCCAATCCGCTGGTGGCGATCCAGCATGATGGTGACCTTTCCCGTATTGAGGACAACACCCGGATCAACAGCCTGGTCTCCCATGAGATGATGACGGTCAACGAAAAGTTTCGTTCGGCCTATTCCAACCGGTTCAAGGCATTTCTGATCATGGGCACCAACAAGCCTGTGAAGATCACGGACGCCAAGTCGGGCATCATCCGGCGGTTGATCGATGTGACCCCCACGGGAGACAAGGTGCCCCCGGCGGAGTACCGGACGCTGACCAAGCAGATCCCCTTTGAACTGGGCGGCATTGCCTATCACTGCCAGGAGGTGTATCTGGAGGACCCGGACTACTACGACGATTATATTCCTATCTCCATGATGGGGGCCTCCAATGATTTCTACAACTTCGTGGTGGATTCCTATCATGTGTTCAAGAAAGAGGATGGGGTGTCGCTGAAGTCGGCCTGGGAGATGTATAAGACCTACTGCGATGACGCCAAGGTGCCCTACCCGGTTTCCCGCATGATATTTAAGGAGGAGCTGAAGAACTACTTCCGGAGCTACGAGGAGCGGTTCAGCCTGGGAGACGGCTCCCGTGTGCGGAACTATTACAGTGGATTTCGGACGGAAAAGTTTGAGGAGCAGGCTTCGGAGGAAAAGCCGACGGCTGAGAAACCGCCCCATCCCACCATCAATTTTATGGAGGGGCAGGCCTCCACATTCGACCGGGATTGCGCCGACTGTCTGGCCCAGTATGCCAATGACGAGGGCACGCCCCGGCGAAAGTGGGAGAAGGTCACCACCAAGCTGTCCTCCCTTGACACCACAAAACTTCACTATGTCAAAGTGCCGGAGAACCACATCGTCATCGACTTTGATATTCCGGACGAGAAGGGTGGAAAATCCTTTGAACGGAATTTAGAGGAGGCGAGCAAGTGGCCGGCGACCTATGCGGAGGTGAGTAAGAGCGGCTGCGGCATCCACCTGCATTATATTTATTCCGGAGACCCTACCCGGTTGAGCCGGATCTATGATGACCACATCGAGGTCAAGGTGTTCACCGGAAACAGTTCGCTACGCCGCAAACTGTCAAAATGCAACGACCTGCCTATCGCTACGATAAGCTCTGGGTTACCGTTGAAAGGAGAAAACAACGTGGTAAATTCCAAAGTCATTCAAAGCGAGAAAGGGCTTAGAGTTCAGATCAAGCGAAATTTGAATAAGGAGATCCATCCGGCGACTAAGCCCTCAATCGACTTTATCTACAAGATTTTGACGGATGCATATGAGAGCGGTCTGACCTATGACGTGACCGACATGCGCAACGCCGTCCTGGCCTTCGCAGCCAACAGCACCAACCAGGCGGAATACTGCATCAAACTGGTGAACAAGATGCCGTTCAAATCCGCCGAAGACGGCCCCGCGGTGAAAAATGACGAGGCCAAGTTAGTGTTTTACGACGTGGAGGTCTTCCCAAACCTGTTCCTGGTGAACTGGAAAATCGAAGGCCCTGGTCAGACTGTGGTGCGGATGATCAATCCCAAGCCCACGGAAATTGAGGAGTTGATGAAGTTCCGTCTGGTAGGGTTCAACTGCCGGAGGTACGACAATCATATCCTGTACGCCCGACTGATGGGCTACACCAATGAACAGCTCTACAATCTCTCCCAGAAGATCATCAGCAGTGAGAAGAAGGCCCGGAGCAACAACTGTTTCTTTGGGGAGGCGTATAACGTCTCTTATACGGACGTGTATGACTTCTGCTCCGTCAAGCAGAGCCTGAAGAAGTGGGAGATTGAACTGGGACTTCACCATCAGGAGCTGGGTCTTCCCTGGGACCAGCCGGTGCCGGAGAGTATGTGGCAGAAGGTCGCGGAATACTGCGACAACGATGTGATCGCCACAGAGGCGGTATTCAACGCCCGAAAAGCCGACTTTGTGGCTCGGGAGATCCTGGCGGATGTGGCGGGCATGACGGTGAACGACACCACCAACTCCCTGACCACCAAAATTATATTTGGCGGCAACAAGCACCCTCAGGACCAGTTCAACTACCGGAACATGGGCGACGTGACCCAAATCGACGATCCCGATAGGGATTTACCGTTCACCATGGGCAAGCCGGAGTTTGATGAATTCACGGTCTTCGATAAGAAGGGCCGTCCCATCTTCCCTGGTTATAAGTTCGAGGGTGGTAAGTCCATCTACCGGGGCGAGGAGGTGGGCGAGGGCGGTTATGTCTATGCAGAGCCTGGTATGTACGGCGACATCGCTCTGCTGGACATTGCCTCCATGCATCCCAGCAGCATCATCGCGGAGCAGCTGTTCGGCCCGGAGTACACCAAGCGGTTTCAGGAGATCAAGGACGCCCGGGTGGAGATCAAGCACAAGAACTTCGACAAGGCCAAGAAGATGCTGAATGGCGCTTTGGCCAAGTATCTGACAGACGAGGGTTCGGCGGACGCTCTGGCTCAGGCACTGAAGATCGCCATCAACTCGGTCTATGGTCTGACCTCAGCCAACTTCGAGAATCCCTTCCGGGATACCCGCAACAAAGATAATATCGTCGCCAAGCGCGGAGCCCTGTTCATGGTCAACCTCAAGCATGAGGTCCAGAAACGGGGCTTTACTGTTGCCCACATCAAGACGGACTCCATCAAGATCCCAGATGCGACACCGGAGATCATTCAGTTCGTTATGGATTACGGCAAAAAGTACGGCTATGTCTTTGAGCATGAGGCTACCTATGACCGCATGTGTCTGGTGAACAATGCCGTCTACATCGCCAAGTATGCCACGGCGGAGAAGTGTCAGAACGCTTACGGTTATATTCCGGGAGACATCCGAAAGCACCCCGGAGAGTGGACGGCCACAGGCACTCAGTTCCAGATTCCCTATGTGTTCAAGAAACTGTTCTCCAAGGAGGAGATCGTGTTCGATGACATGTGTGAGACCAAGTCGGTCACCAGCGCATTATATTTGGATACGAATGAAACCTTGCCGGACGTTTCGGGATATGAGAAGGAGCTGGAGACTCTGCGGAAGAAGTGGCCGGACGAGCATGGGCAGTATCCTCTCGACTATGAAGAGGTGGTTGCGGATCTGAAGGCCAAGATCGAGCAGGGCCACAATTATATTTTCGTGGGAAAGGTCGGCTCTTTTTGTCCCATGAAACCCGGCTGCAACGGTGGTCTGCTGCTGCGGGAGGTCGTGGACAAGAAGACCGGAGAGAAGGGTTACGCCTCTGCCGGCGGCGCCAAGGGCTATCGCTGGCTGGAGTCCGAAATGGTCAAGCAACTCCAAAAGGAGGACGGCATTGACCGGGGCTACTACGACGCCATGGTGGACGCCGCGGTTGCAGATATTTCCAAGTATGGCGATTTTGAGTGGTTTGTTTCCGACGATCCCTATGTGAAAGTTGAGGACGATACCCCTCCCTGGTTCAGCGCTGGAGAACCCTATGAGAATGACACGACGCCCTTTGACGTGAGGTGACAGGCATGACCATTCTTCTGATTATATTTTGGTTCAATGTTTTGTCTGCCTTCATCTCGGCCGCCACAGACCGCCTGTTTTGGTGTGTGGTCAATGTCGTATTGGCAGTTTTGATGGCTTTCTTGGCTATGGCCTATGAGGGCCGTCTTATCAAGCGCATTGAGAAACTCGAAGAAGAAATCAAAGAATTGAAAAGGAGATTTTGATTATGGCTAACCCCAGAGTGAATGACAACCTCGTGATCGAGAATGCCCGCCTGCTGTTCCGGAACTTTTCCGGACGGGAAAGCAAGTACAACCGTGCCGGCCAGCGCAACTTCTGCGTCTACATCGACGATCCTCAGGACGCCCAGAAACTGGCGGATGACGGCTGGAACATTCGGGAGCGTCCTCCCCGCGAGGAGGGTGAGGAGCCCCGGTACTATCTTCAGGTGGCGGTCAGCTTTGAGAACATCCCGCCCACGGTCTACATGATCCCCGAGCGGAGAAAGAAGAAGACCAAGTTGGACGAGGAGTCCATCGACGTCCTCGATTTTGCGGAGATCCGGAATGTGGATCTGACCATCCGCCCCTACAACTGGGTCATCCAGGAAGGCACCAAGAACGAAAAGCGGGGCGTTAAGGCCTATCTGCGTTCTATGTACGTCACCATCGAAGAGGACGAGTTCGCCGAGAAGTACGCTGGCGAAGAGTATCCGGAGGAGTAAATATCCATGGGAGCGTCGGTGAATAAGGAGATAGCCGGCGCTCCCTTACCCCCCCCCTGAAACAGAGGTATCACTATGTACGAACGTCAAGCGTTTGTCGATGGACTGTACGCATTTTTGGATTATACCGAGCCACACAATTTACGCAACAACATCAAAGAAGGTTTGATGGTGCGCCGGCATGCTCAAGACAAAGAGACGGAATTTGAGAAACGATGTATCCAGAGATGGGCAATTTCGGAGTTGGCGAAAGCTATTGTGGAAGATCCAGACAATCCCGTTGAGGACGTCGCCTATCGGTTTGCACTAAAGCTCTATGGCTACGCATGCACCTCTTTTGATGCAAAGATGCGGAATGTGTTCGGCATCGCGGCAGAGTTTATCGACAAGGAGGTCATTAGCCTCTTCCGAACCGAAGACGGAGTATATCCGTAAACGTTTTACGCACGAAAGGAGAAAATCGTGGCTAAGTATTTACCTATGTACCGCTGTATGGCATGCGGCGGAATTATCAGAAAAATTGAAATGCCAAAGGAGTTACGGACTCCGATCGAACTATCAGACGAGAAAGTCGAGGTTATTTGCATCGGAGCAGCGAACCCCTTTTTCAAATCACCGAATCTGAGAAAGCAGGTTCCTTACTCTCTTGCTCACAACTGTTTTGGGGATAGCCAGCAAATCGGGGCAGCAATCTTTTCCGGCTTTGAGCGAGCCCGGGAAACGGAGGGTGCGGGATGAAACCATTCTGGAAAAATACCCGGAAGGGAAAATCCAAGAAACATTCCAAGCCTCCTCAGCCGAAACCGAGGGTACAGACATGGGCAAAACCCATAGAGGAACCTTGGAAACCGCCGCTTTTCCGTCCGCCGATGCGGCCCCGGTGGAGCAAGCGACAACACCGATTGTGCAGATGCTGGAATCGGCTCGCCCCATTAAGAAGGAGTATGTTCCAGTCAGGCCGTCAACGCGGAAGAGCGAGCATTATGACGAGTTTCGCTCCAAATTCCGGCAGCTACTCTCTCCAAGGTGTCGCCCGATTGATATTTGGAGAGATTTCATCGTCATGTCGGCCTGCGCAATGTCCAACACCGTGGACAAATCACACTATGAGGAACGGGAGAAACGGTATCTGGACACCATCAACAAATACGAAAAATCTCAGCAGCATATATTCCCTGAACTTTATGCCGATGTGGTCATGGCCTTGGACGAGAACCCGGAGCAGGACTTCCTCGGCGAGATGTTCATGGATCTGCGCCTCGACTATGAGGAGCTGAAACAGATATTTACACCATACCATGTGTGTCAGCTGATGGCGGACGTCACGATGGGCGACCTTGTCCAGCAAGTTGAGGATCTGGGATATGTGTCCATCAATGACTGCTGCTGCGGCGCGGGTGCAAACCTGATTGCCGCAATCAATTCTGCCCGCCGCAAATTGGAGGATGCGGGACTGAACTTTCAGAACCACATTCTGGTCATCGGACAGGATATTGAGGAGTTGGTAGCGCTGATGTGCTACATCCAAATTTCTCTGCTCGGAGTAGCCGGCTACGTCAAAGTTGGCAATGCCCTCACCGAGCCGATGACTTATGGCGATAGTATGGAGAACTACTGGTTTACGCCTATGTACTTCTCTGATGTGTGGCACACAAGGAGAATGATTCATAGATTTACGGAGCTGTTCAAGGAGGATAAATGATGAACAGAAAAATCGTCTATTTGGAGAAAGAGGACAAGTGATGCCCTGTGGCGATCCAGCTTTATGACTATCAGCGCGAAGCCCTGGACCGGATGAAAAACGGGTGCATCCTCTGCGGCGGGGTCGGCTCTGGCAAATCCAGGACCGGCCTCGCTTACTATTATCTGCAAGAGGGTGGCCAGCTGGGTACGGACGATTACATTCCGATGAAGAACCCCAGAGACCTTTACATCATCACCACAGCGCGCAAGCGGGATACCTGTGAATGGCAGGGTGACCTGGCTCCATTCCTGCTCTCCCCCACTCCAGAGGCCAATTACTACAAGAATAAAGTGGTCATTGACTCCTGGAACAACATCACCAAGTATGTGGACGTCAAGAACGCCTTCTTTATATTTGACGAGCAGCGGGTGGTTGGCTATGGAGCCTGGACCAAGGCATTCCTCAAAATCGTCAAGTCCAATGACTGGATACTGCTGTCGGCCACGCCTGGCGACACCTGGCAGGATTATATTCCAGTCTTCATTGCCAATGGGTTCTATCGCAATAAGACCGACTTTGTGGATCAGCATGTGATCTATGACTGGCGGGCCAAGTATCCGAAGATCGACAGCTACCGCAATACCGGCCGGCTGATTCGGCTCCGGGATAAGATCTTGGTGACTATGGACTTCAAGCGCCAAACGGTTTCCCACCATGAAGATGTCAGGGTCTCATATGATATTTCCAAGTACAAAGACATCATGCGGAACCGATGGAACCCATGGGAGGATCGGCCGATTGAAACGGCGGCGGAATTGTGCATGGCACTTCGGAGAGTAACCAATTCGGACGAGTCCAGAGCAGTTGCGGTATTGGAGCTGTTGGAGGATCACCCCAAAGCCATCATCTTTTACAGTTATGACTACGAACTGGATATTTTGCGTTCTCTCGGGTATCCGGAGGGGACAGAGATTGCGGAGTGGAATGGACACAAGCATCAGGAAATCCCCACCGGAGACAAGTGGGTGTACCTCGTCCAATACACTGCCGGATGTGAGGGGTGGAACTGTATCACTACGGACACCATTATATTTTACTCACAGCAATATTCTTACAAGGTAGCGACGCAGGCGGCTGGACGGATTGACCGGCTGACCACGCCATATCGAGACTTAAACTACTATCACTTGAAGAGTTTCTCCGGAATCGACCTTGCCATCAGCAAGGCTCTTTCCAAGAAGAAGAACTTCAATGAAGGCAAGTTCGTAGGCTGGGCCACAAAGCCGATGCCAATGGCCGCGTAATTTTCAGGTTGTATTATGGAGGGAGACACCGAACGTCTCCTTTTATATTTTGAAGAAAGGAGGAAAACATTTTGAAACAACAGCTCGACCTCGAAGTAAAGAAGTTCTTTGATCTACTGGCCAATACGCCTTCCATCAAGGTTAAAAAGCAACTCCTGGCTGAAAAGCGCGATGATGGAAACGTCAAAAAATTCTTAGACTATCTGTTGAACCCCTTCTTTGTTACAGGCATTTCTGAGAAGAAAATCCGAAAAGTTGTGTCCGTCGAAAAATCAGTTCACTTCCATTCGTTTCATGAGTTGATGACGTATGTTCGGAAAAATCACACGGGCTCCGATGATGTTTTGGCAAATACCCAAGCCTATCTGGATGATGTGAACCCCGAATTGCGGATGTTCTATATCGGGATCATCGCAAAAACCATTCGTATCGGATGTGACGCCAAAACTGTCAATGACGCATTCGGATATGAGTTCATCCCCCAGTGGGAAGTGCAGCAAGCCTATCAAATCGGAAAATTGAAGATGAATGAAAATGAGTGGTTCAGTTTAAGCCAGAAACTAAATGGGGTTCGTGGAACTTACTTCGAGGGAAAGCTTATCAGTAGACAAGGAAAAGAGTTCATCGGTTTGGAACACATTTTGGGAGATATTCAACAGCTTATCCCTAATTCAGACGAGTGGGTTATTGACGGAGAGCTGATTCGTAAAAATGCGGAGCATGTCTCCGACAATGAAAACTTTCGGCTAACGACCGGAATACTCAGCCAGGAGGATGGCGACAAACGGCAAATTCAACTGGTGATCTTTGATATTTTGCCAAAAGCTGAGTTCCTTCGTGGGGAGAGTCGGTTGCGGTATCGAGATCGCTTAGAGCAGCTAAAAGATTTGGAGCAAAGAATACAAAGGCGAAACTTGTCAAATCTTCGTATTGTGGATGTGCTATATACCGGGAACGACATGTCCATGATCTCCAAATGCTTGGATCGTATGATTGCCGAAGGCAAAGAGGGGCTGATGCTGAATCGGAACTGCAAATACTTTACAAGGCGGCATAATGGTATCCTTAAAGTGAAACAGTTCTATACCGTAGACCTCGAAATTGTAGATCTTGAAGAAGGAACCGGTCGGTTGTCTGGAACTTTAGGCGCATTTGTTGTCCGTTATAAGAACAACTACTTACGGGTTGGTTCGGGGATGACAGATGATCAGCGAAAAAAGTTTTGGGATGACGGTCTGAATTTAATCGGTCGTGTCATCGAGGTAAAGTATAAGGACGAAAGCTATGATCGCCGAACCGGTCTTCGCAGTCTCCAGTTTCCGACTTTTGTCCAGCTCCGTGAACTTGGAAAGCAAGAAAGCTATGATTGACAAAGGAGAATGACGATGGATGAAAAATCTAACCGTAAAGCAGGTTTTGGCAGCATTGAAGACCGCATTCGCGCTTTTCGCGATCGCATGGCACCTGCTCTGCATCTGTTTCCGCAGGACATCGCTGAGAAACTGACAGAGGGCGGGTTCTTTACTGCGCCGGCGAGCACAAAGTATCATGGCGCCTACGAAGGCGGTTTGTTTGACCATAGCCGCAATGTGACTTCCGCATTGGTCACTCTCACCCACGATAATGACTTGGAGTGGCAGCGTCTCGAATCTCCGTATATCATCGGCATGTTCCATGATATTTGTAAGCAGGACCAATATCGACATCCTTTTGGAGACACGCTCTACTCGGCGGCAGGTGCAGAATTTCGTACCGTCGATGAAAGCCGCTGGGAGTATGAGCCCGATACGCTGCTCAAGGGACATGGTGATAAATCTGTCATACTGCTCTCCCAGTATTTGCAGCTGACGATGGAGGAAATCCTGTGTATCCGCTATCACATGGGCGCCTTTGTGGATCAGAAGGAATGGAACGACTACACCCGGGCCATTCATGAGTGTCCGAACGTGCTCTGGACGCATACAGCCGACATGATCGCGGCGCACATCCTGGAAATTGACAAGTGACATACCTTATTATATTCTACTGGACAAGAGGTGAAACGAATGCGCGGAGCAATCATTGGCGATATTGTTGGCTCCCGATTTGAACGGCATAACCACAAGTCAAAGGATTTTGAGCTGTTCATCGACCGGTGCCGATTTACGGATGATACCGCTATGACAGTAGCCATTGCAAAGGCCCTGCTGGAATGCAACGGCGACTATACCGATCTCAGCAATCATGCCATTCGATGCATGCAGGAGATCGGGCAAAAGTATCCTAACGCCGGGTACGGACAGATATTTTACCTGTGGTTGCACAAAAGAGCCCCAGAGCCCTATTGGAGCTATGGGAACGGTTCGGCCATGCGGGTCAGTCCTGTGGCTTATGTGGCAAAGTCGGCGCAGGAATGCATCGATCTGGCCGACGCAGTGACCAAAGTGAGCCATGACCATCCAGAAGGAATGAAAGGCGCTGAAGCGACTGCTCTGGTCACTTTTGGTGCTCGAAGTTCACTGCCGAAACAGATTCTTCGGGAGTTGGTGCAGACCTGGTATTACACTTTGGATTTCACCATCGACAAAATCCGCCCGACTTATAGCTTTGATGCGAGTTGCCAAGGCTCCGTTCCGCAGGCAATCGAGGCATTTCTGGAGTCTGAAGACTTTGAGGACGCTATCCGGATAGCGGTTTCCCTTGGCGGGGACAGCGACACGATTGCGGCCATTACCGGAGGGATCGCCGGAGCCTATTACGGTGTGCCGGATGATCTGTGGCAAAAAGCCGCAGAGTATCTCCCCCAGGAGTTCCTTGATATTTTAGAGGAGTTTGAGCAGATCTACTCAAATTGAACAGAAATACGATTAGACCATCCTTGTTGCTGGGGATGGTCTTTTATATTTTTTGGAAACCAGGAGATGTGAGTCATGGATGAACAAAGGTTAAAAGAATTCTTCACCGCTATTGGTACACTGGCTGAGATGGCGCTGCTCTTTTATCGGAGCAGCATCGCCGCAAAAGCGACGCCTGAGGAGGCCTTTCGGATTACACAGGCGTTCATTGCCGCAGCTCTGAGCGGGGGAAGCAAGAGCGAGAACAAGGAGGGCGCATGATGAAAGTTTGCATTTTTTCAAATGACGCCCCCGCGGTCTTTCAAAGCTCAATCAATGCTTTCATTGCTGACAAAAAGGTCATCGACATCAAATATCAGAGCATGATGTTGCCCTTGAAGTTTACAAACGGTGTTCCTTCGGAGTCAACTATTGTAGATCGTGCACTTATCATCTATGAAGAGTGAACAGATGATGGCTGTTCGTTGCAAATGCGGACATCCGGCGCATGTTTGGCACTCGCGTGATGGATATTTGTGCGGGTGTATCAGTCCAGATTGTACCGTCTCTTTGGAGAGGTCACGGAAGTCCAAAGCAGAGGCAATCGAAAAGTGGAATGCGAAGATGAAAGGAGAAAAACATGGCTGGGTTTAATTGCGAAATCGAATGGGCGACCCGTCTTTGTGAAGTAAACGGAAAGCTTGGATATTTTCATTGTTGGGAGCATTGGGCCAATGTGGTCGGAGCCAGTGCTCTGCACGGCGGTCATCCTGGCGGCCAAGTCGGACAGGTTTATGGCATCGTAGAGTTTCCAGAAGGAGTCCAGAGAGTTGATCCGTCGAAGATCCATTTCAAAGACGAAATCAACAGCGTTCTCGGAGAAATGGATAAGTGCAAAGAAGAGGTTACCCATGAAGAAACTTCCGAAGATGAGAAAGCTGGTAAGGAGGCTATAAATGATCCAGACTAATTTTGAACCCTATTGCGAGGATTGCACGGATCTCGAACCGGTTGTGGAGAGACTTTATGGAAATGATGGAGTTGTCCAGCAGGTTATCACTTGCATGAATCTTCATCATTGCCGGAAAGTCGCAGAATTCTATCGAGAGAAAGGGAAGCTCGAATCTGGAAAAGGAGGATTCTGATGTTCATCGTGAAAGATTGTACGCGAAATCCTCCTTATACCACGGTAAGCAATGACATTAAAGATGTCCGCGATATCGTTATCGGCATTACCGGAGATGAAACGATTGGTGACCATGTCCTTCTTCATCTTGGACACATGACTTTCGGGCAATTTTTAGTCTGGGGTCAACTCGTCATTAAATGCGTTCCGGATGAAGAGGCACAGACATTATATTTGGAAGGAGAAACAACGTCTGGTGCATGGCATCTATGTCGATATGTCGATTTGAAATTAGAGCACGACGGATCTTGGGTAGACGGAAGATGGTATGAATGGGAAGATATTCATGGCAATCGCGAAGTTGCTCGAATGAAACTTGACGCCATAGACCACTTCTATCCGCATACCAAAATCATCAAAGAAGAAGATGTTTGTCGTTATAGAGAGTTAGAAGAAGGAGAACTGCAATGCTGATTATTAAAACCGAGGAGGATCGAGAGCGCTGCACATCTTCCTATGGCAATCACACCATTGTTTTGACTATGGAAGAAGTGGTGGCATTGTTTGCGGGAGCAACCCTTGGCGATCCGAATTTTGATGAGTATGGGACATTTATTCGGCTGGAGGGGAACGCATGAAAGTGATCGTAAGTGAACTCCCAGTTAGGAGCAAAGACTGCATTTTCGCAGAGTATATCAACATGACCAGCAAATACAAATGCATGTTCCAGTCCGGAATGTATTCTCGGTGCAAATTGGACTGTGGTGAAGAATGCCCATATTTGAAGAGGATTAGGGATGTAAGGGTTCAATGATAAAGGATAAGATGTTTGACGAATTTCTGAAAAGAACCGGCATTGAACTTTTACCTTTTCAAAAAGAAATCCTCAGTCAGATGATGGATGGGAATAAGATTTATATTTGCTATCCACCACACGTTGGGCGAACCAACACATTATTGTTGTCGCGAGCTCTGGGGAGCACGCTTGCGAAAGGAGAAAACGATGAATAACTTTGATGTGTCTGTTTTTGAGCCCCTACTTGGTAGAACTATTGTCAAAATCGAAGGGGCTGAGAAAGACAGCGAAGAAATCCTCTTTACATTAGAAAATGGGGATATTTTCCGCATGTATCATGAGCAGGACTGTTGCGAAGACGTTCGGATTGAGGACATCGGCGGCGATATTAACAATCTAATTGGAAACCCTGTGCTTTTGGCAGAAGAGGTTGCAAATGAAGGAGAAGTTGAATACGGCGATACCTGTACTTGGACATGGTATCATTTTGCCACCGTCAAAGGCTATGTAACAATCCGCTGGTATGGGGAATCCAATGGATATTACTCTGAAAGCGTCGATCATGAGTGGATAAAGAAGGAGGACTCGCAACATGCTGAAAATTGAAAATACGGAGGTTCTGGGCTGGGTACACGCCATTCGTGGGATGCGCAACCCGATGAACTCTTGGGAGAAAAGCGATAGCGAGTTTGACAGAGAACCGAGGAACTATTTTGACGAGGATGATATGCCTTGTACCGACCTTAGAAGATTCGTTCTTGGTTCTAACGACCTTGCTCTTATGACTCGTCTTCGCAATGCTGGCACCGACCACCGGAAATTTATGCGAATGATCGTGGTGTACTGTGATATTACGGCTCCGCTCTATTGGTGGAAGGAGTTCGATACTTACAAAGTTGGTACGGCGGCCAATTCCTGCTCCACCATGCACAAGATCGCCGCGAAGGAGTTCACGCTGGAGGATTTCTCATGCGAGCATTTGATGGGCATTCCGGAGTATGAGGAATCTTCTTGCTGGGAAGACGATTTTCCCGAATTTGAGGAGAAGGATGGGGAGCTGCTTTTCTGGACGCCGATTGATATTTTGCGCCATACCATCGGCGGGCTCAACTTTTATCGCCAGCGTTACCTCGACACCAAAGACAAGAAATACTGGTGGCAGATGATCCAGCTCCTCCCCTCTTCCTATAACCAGCGGCGGACGGTTATGCTCAGCTATGAAGTGCTGGCCAATATTTACAAGAGCCGGCGGAACCACAAACTGGACGAGTGGAAAATTCATGCTGCGCCCGATGAGCATGCTTTTCGTAATAGAGATTTCTCTTCCGGGATGTGGGGATTTTGCGACTGGATTGAGAGTCTGCCATATAGTGAGTTGATTACTGGTCCGAGCCTCAAAGATGTTCCCATTAGCGATGAAATCATGGAAGAGGCAAAGCGAAGAGTCCATGAGGAATTAAATGCTCAGTGGGGCAAGTTTTATGAAATGCACGGTGACCATGAGAATGCTGAGCGTGCTGTGTTCCGAATCCGAAAAGAGGACGTCGATGCTGAAACATGGGACGCTCTCATGAAGGCGACTCAGGAAGGAAAGTCGTTCCATATCTTTGAGGAGGACAAGCCTTCGGAGAATTGTTCGGACGGGGCCTGCGACATTAAGTGGTGATGAAAAACAAACTTGATATTTTAGAGAAGCATTTACAGGCTTGGACGAAACGGCATCCCTGTTGTTGGTGGCTCCTTCAGAAACTTGCGGACTTTTGGGTCTTCATGCTAAAAGTCTATATCTCCATCATGATCCTGTACCTACTATTTTGGCGTTAAGGAGGATTGATATTTCGTGGAACGCCGAGATTTTATCAGCTTTTGGAACGAGGCACATACCATTATCGACGACGCCATAGAAAAGCGCGATCGGTCGGTGGCGATTTATATTTCGCCCGATGGCGGTATGACGCTCAATGTCTATCCCTGGCCGGACGAAGAATCGCTTCGAGAGGCTCTGGAGCGCGGCAAAATCACCTATAATGATTATCGCAAAAAGATTGGCCTTGACCCCGCCGCGATTTAATTGACACCCTCCGTGGCAGCATGGTATGATGGGCTCGAAGAGGCCACATCGACTACGCGCAGAAAGCGCAGCTCCTATTATGGAAGGAGGTTGTAAGCTATGGCTGAGCGCAACAATTCTCGCCTTCTGGATGGTGGTGACGATTCCATGGGCATGACGGACAACCAGTACAAGGGAATGCTCCTTGACCAGTTGGAAGACTGGCAGGAGGTCCTGGATCTGGCGGTCAAGGCCGGGAACACCGAAATCCAGGAAAAGGTCGAGAAACAGATTCGCAAAATCAATGAAAAGCTGAAGTTCTAAACCTCGACCAAGGGGAGAGCCTACGGAAACGTGGGCTCTCTTCTTTTATATTTTGAAAAAAAAGGGGGGGGTTCGATGGAGAAATTACTTCGATTAAACGACCAAGACATTATCCAGGCGCTTGCAGACCACTTCAATGTGGATCGCACCAAGGTGAATCTGACGGTCAAAATTAAAGCAAGAGGATATGAGCCGATTGAGGATCAGGTTCCAGAAGTAAGCGCTGTCATCAAGGAGGTTTGAGCATGGATATTCCAGGAATACGATGCTTGACCTGCATCCACATCAATGTTTGCTCGTTAAAACCCACATTGCTCATGTACGAAAAGATTGCAAAAGAGAAAGGCATATCACTTCGTTGCCCAAACTACATTGATATTTCACGACTTAGCCCACCAAAGGAGGAACATAGCGATGACACTCCATGAAAAAGTCGTTCTCTCCGCCTACACCGGCATTTTGATGTGCGACATGGCTGAGGTTCATAAGTATATCGAAAAGCTTTTGGGGCGGCCGGTTTGGACGCATGAACTGGCTTCGGAGACACTTTGGGCGGAAATCAAGGACAAAGCAAAACCCGATTTCCTCAAAATCATCAACTCATAGGAGAAATCTTTATGGCAAAAATCAAATCTGGAGATAGGCTCTATCTGTGTGACCGCAAACAATGCGGAAGTCGGTGCAGCTATCCCGATTGTCGGCATACCACTGATATCTCTCATGCTATCAACGGCGATACTTTTCCGAATGGGTTCGAGAAGGTAGAACATAAAGACAAAGTCTATTTCGTAGAAAAGGAGCATCCCACAATGACAATTAACGAATACCAGGCTCTTGCATTACGCACGGAATCGCGCATCACCACCGACCCCATCCCCTATATCCGAGTGCTCGAAGGTCTTATGGGGCTGAACGGCGAGGCTGGGGAGGCCATCGACATCATAAAAAAGGTGCTCTTTCAGGGCCACGAATTTGATAGGGAGCACATGGCTAAGGAGCTCGGCGATATTGCCTGGTATCTGGCTGTCAGCGCCGATGCCATTGGCTATGACCTGGAGACCATTTTCCAGATGAACGTGGACAAGCTTAAGGCGCGGTATCCTGACGGGTTCGATTCCGAGCATAGTCAGCACCGTAGCTCCGATGATATTTGAGGAGCATCGCTATGCCTATCAGAGATAACGACCTGCTTGTCTACTTCGGCAAGTATTGCAAGACCTGCAAGCATGAAAAGCTGGAGGAGAATGAGCCTCCCTGCGACGAGTGCCTGGAGTATCCAATAAATCTGAATTCTCATAAGCCTGTCAATTATGAGAATAAGAACGATTGAGGTGATATGTGATGAAACTAAGATTTGTGGGAGAAGACGGCTCCATGGGGCTGAGAAACGGAGAGGTCTATGAAACTCACATTTTCATCAAGGGGAAATTTCTGTGGGTGGAGTGGAAAGTCAACCTCATTAGAAAGGAGGATGACGATGAAACTTGAACGCTCACTCGAAGGGAAACAAGTGCGAATCGTCACCACAGACAATGAAGTTCTGACCGGCGTTGTCGAGGATTATATTTTCCCAGAGGATAACGAGCCGGAAGGGGTTTCTGGCATCAATGTCTATAACTGCCCCAAACCTGGGGAATGGACTGGGCTCAACGAAACTGATATCCAGTCTATCGAAATCATGGAGTAGACAAAATCTCGCAAGAAAGGAGAAAATTGTGATAACCATTCAAGGTCAATACAACACAGCCATCTGCTACACAAACGAGCTGGAAGGAGCGGCTCGGGAGCAGATTCAGGCAGTGTGTGACCGGCCCGAGTTTGCAGGCTGTAAAATCCGCATTATGCCCGATGTGCACGCCGGAAAGGGCTGCACCATCGGCACCACCATGACCATCCAGGACAAAATCGTTCCTGGCATGGTAGGCGTGGACATTGGCTGCGGTATGGAGACAGTAGAACTGTCCGAGCGCGAAATCGACTTCGCTAAGTTGGACGCGCTGATCCGAGAGAAGATCCCCTTCGGCCGGGAAATCCGTGATATTCCCCATTCTCTCAACTCTGAGATTGACTTGACCCAGCTCCGATGCGCTGACCAGGTCAACCTTGACAGAGCGGTTCACAGCATTGGCTCTTTGGGTGGTGGTAACCACTTTATTGAGGTGGACCAAGCCGGGGACGGACGGCTGTTCCTGGTCGTTCACTCCGGGAGCCGACATCTCGGAACGGAGGTAGCCGACTACTATCAGAATGAAGGGCGCAGGGCTCTCTGGGGTGGAGCTAAGCATCAGATCCAGGAGATTATCGCAAAGCTCAAAGCTGAGGGGCGCTTCCGGGAGATCCAGAAAACTATCACGGCTCTGAAGAAGGAGCATGAACTGGATATTCCAAAAGACCTCGCCTATGTGGAGGGCAAGCTGTTCGACGACTACATCCACGATATGAAGTTGACGCAGCAGTTTGCGGTGCTCAATCGGAAAGCTATGGTGGACGTCATCCTGGAAGGTGTGGGCCTTACTGCGGTGGATATTTTCACCACCATCCATAACTACATTGATACGGACGCCATGATTCTCCGGAAGGGCTCCGTATCTGCCAAGAAGGGAGAAAAACTGCTTATCCCTATCAATATGCGGGACGGCAGCTTGATCTGCGTTGGCACAGGGAATGAGAACTGGAACTGCTCTGCTCCGCACGGAGCCGGACGCCTCATGAGCCGTCGAGCAGCGCTCAACACCCTATCTATGGAAGAGTTCCAAAATGAAATGAAGGGCATCTACACGACTTGCGTAGTTCCCGACACTCTTGATGAATCTCCGATGGCCTACAAGAGCATAGAGGAGATCGTTTCCCAAATCGGGCCTACTGCAATCATTGTAGAACGCATCCGCCCCGTCTACAACTTCAAAGCCTCTGGTTAAACCGAATAATGAAAACTTGAAATGCCTCGAATTGTGTAACAGCAGTTCGGGGCATTTATATTTTCTGGAGAGGAGCGGCATGAAGGGAATTTATAAAAGACCAGTAAGTTGCTCTCCTTGCATTGACATGGACTGGATGACCCCAGAAACCTGCGCCGAATGCGAGCGATTGCGACGTGAAGAGGTTGATATTTTACAGCTTGGCGTCGGGTTCTTTGCAAACAAGGCAATTATCAAGAGGCCCGACGGCACGCTGGCAACAGTGCTACTCAGCGAACTCACTATTATGGATTGATATTTTGAAAGGAGAAAATCGCTATGGTTGATACAAGGGGTCTAAAAAAGTCCGCTGTTCTGGCAGCACTTTATAACGCTTCTAAGCCGCAAGGGTTGGGGTTTCTACGTTTCGATCCTGTTCCGATGACTGAGGAGGAGGCTGAAGAGCTTTTGAGAATGGGTACCTACTTCGATTATCTCAAAGGTCGCGTCATGAAGGTGGATCTGAGCAATGACGATTGTTTTGAAGAATGGCTCTACGATCGGGATAACGGAAACGGGGCGGCACAGAGAGCCATCAATCAACTTCGTGGCTTATAAAACATCTTGATATTTTTGAAAAGGAGAAAAACATGGACGAGATGAATGTAAAAGCAGTCGAGACTACGGAAAACAAGGAAATTCGGCCGAAGATCATCGCGGTGGACTTCGATGGCTGTCTGGCCACGAACAAGTTCCCCGAGGTCGGTGATCCCATCAATAAGACCATCTCCAGGCTCAAGCAGGAGCAGGCCAATGGTGCCAAGGTTATCCTCTGGACCAGCCGGCGGGATAAGCCTCTGGATGACGCGGTGAAGTTCTGCAAAGAGCAGGGTATCCATCTGGACGCAATCAATGCAAACCTGCCGGAGATCATCGAGGCCTTTGGCTGCGATACCAGAAAGATATTTGCCAATGAGTATTGGGATGATCGGGCGGTCTACATGGCCGAGGAAGAAAACGACTGGGCGGCTCGGGAGATCGCTCTTGCCTGTCAGAGTGAGCGGGAGGCCTCGGAGGGTGCGGATGACTGGGATTACGGCGTGGCCTGCTATGAAAGCGCGCTGCGGGCCTATCGGAGTCTGATGCAGGATGGGCACTCCGGATTCAGTATCCAAATCACGAAGAGCATTCTCAACCGCCTGATTGACGGGAAGTGCCTGACGCCTATTGAGGATACGGAAGATATTTGGAATGAGGTAACCGGGGAAATGGACGTCAAAGACGGGCGCCGGGAATTCCAGTGCAAGCGCATGTCCTCCCTGTTCAAGACGATTGCGTCAGACGGCACAACTACTTATTCTGATGTGGATCGAGTTTGCGGGGTCAATGCCAATTCGCCTGATGTGGCGTTTACGAATGGCCTGATGACCCGCCTTATTGACAAGCTCTTCCCCATCACCATGCCCTATCTGCCATCTACCAAGAAGTATCGCGTCTTCTCCGAGGACTTCCTGGTGGACCCCAAGAACGGGGATTACGATACCATCGCCTACCTTTATATTCTCACCCCCAGTGACAAGCGGATCGAGTTGAACCGCTACTTCAAAGAAGAGGACGGTAAGATGGTCCCCATTGAGAAGGCAGAGTACGAGGAGAGAAAGGCAAAGCTGGTGGATAAGAAATGAAACGCGGCTGGGATGATATTTTACATCTGCTGTTCAACGCCATCGGCATTCTTGCCATTCTCGGCCTGATCTTCCTTATAAAACTGATTTACGATTTTGTGAGGTGGTTGTTTTGAAAGATTTTGACACGGTATTGGTCGGCTTTGACCACAGCCATGGCGATCCTGCGGTGCTAATCGTTGGACGAAAGGCACCTCGGGATAATGTTCAGATCATCAATCAGTTCCAGGGCAAAGAGGCTGAGGAACTGTATCAGAAACTTGTTGGGGAGGAGAAAAAAGCATGACAATCGGTGGTTGGGTTATATTTGCTATCTTCGCAATTCTTGTCCTGTGTTTTGGCATCGCGGGCGCGTATCTGATTGAGAACATCCCAGGAAAGATCATCAGCGTGGTGGTTGCTACCCTGCTGATTCTGGGGCTGTTCTTCGGCATGCGCTGGTACTTCCAGAATACTGCGTCTGGCCAGCGGGCCCTGACAGACCAGAAAAGTAATTTGGATAATGGGCTCGAACGTACGGTGACAATCTATACGGCTGATGGGGAAATCATCGCGCAATATACCGGAAAAATTGATATTGAGGGAAATGACGGTGGCTATGTCCTCTTTGACTATGAAGGGAAACGCTATACCTACTACAACTGCTTTGTGGAGTCCATTGCCGAAATTGGGCCTTGATATTTATAAAAAAGGAGAAAAACATGAAACGCATTTACGCCGGCGCGCTCTTGTGAGCCATTTTGTCGTTAGGACTGCGAATCTATTGAAGGTGAGGAAACGCCATGACAGTTTATATCGCCGGGAGACAGACGGGCAAAACAATCTATTTGATTTGGATGTCCGCAAAGACAGGCGCCGTTATCGTGGCCCCGACTTATCAAATGGTGAGCTACATCGACCAGATGGCCCGCAAACTTGGATTGAAAATTCCGCCACCCATCTCGGTTGTTGAATGGGCTCAGATGGTAGCCCGCAAGCAAGCCCACTCAGAGCAAAGATATTTAGTGGACGAGCTGCAAATGGTATTAAGCCAGATGAATGTGGAGGCGGCAACGCTTAACGAAGACTATAAGGAGGAAGTTCACATGTTTGGAGTAAAAGAAACCTGCTGCACCAGATGCAGCCATCGGGATGTATGCCAGTATAAAGAGGAGTATCTGGCAGCCCAGCATGCTGTGGATGAAGTTAGCGTCCATCTCCCCACAAAGGATGACAACTCTGTTCGGTCTATTCGGCTCCGTGATATTCCCTGGATCGAGCCGGTGGAACTAAAGTGCCGGCATTTCCAGCAGAACACTGGAGTAGCACGATAAAAAAATCAGGAGGACATTTCAAAATGAAGAAAATCATTACTTTGCTGATGGCTATGGGATTGATATTCTCCCTTTCGGCCTGCGGAGAACCCAGTGGCCAACATCAAGACATGGTTTCCACCCTCGACACTGTGAGCGATCTCCAAGAGCGCCAGCCGACACCAACAGACTTGGACTTCTCTCTGGAACGTTATAACCTGATCCGCCGGGCTTATTGGGTAAATGGCCAACGCGAAAAGGCCGCCGCAGTTGTCTGCCAGGTGGAGAAACCTCTTGGGTACATCGTGCTATTTACTGAGAGCGGTAGTGTTGTAGGGCGATTTGTGGTTGATGGAAAGGTCAGCAGCCTAAACAGTTATCTTACCCCGGACAGTGAGGAATATTCGTCCAGCTATTCCAGATGGATCGCCGACGTGGATGGCTCCTATGGGGAGAACGACGCCGGGATATTCTTCTTTACTCCGGATGGTAAGTACGTCGAGTGGACGGGCACCTACCTCTATTCCGACATTCCCTTTGAAGTGGATGATCCTGTTGTAAAGGTCGGAGGGTAATGTCATGAGAAAGGCACTGAGCATTGTGGGGGCGGTCGTCGTGGCCGCCCTCATTTGTGTTTCCTTGATATTTCTGGGCTGGGGTGACACCTGGCTCGGAAATCAAGTGGACTATGTGGATCAGAAGATTGACGATGCCACGAACTATGAAACCCGAAAAACTGTGGAGGACAGCTGCCGGGCGATGATCGCCTCCTATGAGGCCGACAAGCTGACCTATGAGCAGTATAAGGACAGCGAAAGCGACGAGCAGCGGTCTTGGGCAGACCAGGCGAAAATGCGGGCCAACCGTACAGCCGCGAACTATAACAACTACATTCTCAAGAACTCCTATGTCTGGAGCGGAAACATTCCGGAAGATATTTTGGCAGAACTTCCGATTATTGAGTAAAAACAGGAGGATACGATCATGCGTAAATTGCTTAGAAGTATGACCAAGGCCGAGATGGTTCGCCGTGGATATTCTAAGGTGAACCGCAGAATTGGTTACGGCAGTTGGCGGGCCGTCATCAACGCTTATCCCATCAATCTGGTAACTGGTAAGAAGATGGCTGGAAACTACCGCGGCCAGAAGAAGTACCCGAAGGGGCACACGTCCCATCTCTTTGTGTACTGAGCGGGATTGATATTTGTGGAAGGAGAGGTGTCAAATGTGGAAACGAGAACTCTTGAAAAATAAGCTCTACGCTTTGCTGCTGGTTGGGCTCTCTTTGCCTGTGATGTTTCTCGATGGGGAC